ATCCTTATCAAAATGAAAAGGATTATCTGGAGAGTCAATCCGATAGGTGACGGAACCGCTCTTGAAAAGCGTCGAGGTGTTAAAGCCCTTGGGAGTTCGATTCTCCCACTCTCCGTTTTCTTTAATAAACATTAAGAATTTGTGTAGCATCTATATACAATTATATGGAGCTCACGAATGACCTTCTTTTATTTGCTAATGCTGACAATTATTGCATTAGTTGCTTTTGCTGGGTATGATGCTACTATAAGGTTGGTCCAATTCATTGATCTCCAAATTCGTTATGCTTGGATAAGAGTTCAAATGAAGTGGATGGAGCAGAAACTTAGAAGGAGACTTCTTAAGGATACTGCCGACTATAAAAGTTTTCTCAAGGAGTACAAGAAGAATGACTGATGATCAATCATCTTTGTCATCTGATAATAAAACTTGTCCTAAGTGTGGAGCTACCTGGATAGGAGGGCAGCACTATTGGTCAGGCACAGGTAAGGTTGGAAATGAGCTAGACCTTGCTGGATTAGTTTGTAATAGTTTTGGTGACGAAACCTGCATAAATCCTTGCAAAGGTTTGGATGGCGGAGTAACCTGGAAGAAGAGAATGAATCAATTGGAAGAAATAGATGAGTCACAGAATGACCAAGATCAATCCTGATGATTACATCACTAAAGAAGAAGTGCAGGAGATGATTGATGATGCCATACGACAACATAATCGTAATGCTTCAATTATCTCTATGTGTGTTGGGTGGGTTGTTCTTGCACTTTTTGCTGAGGGTCTGCTTCGACTTATTGGAGTAATTGATCCTCTGTTTCCCTGGTTAAAGATTACCCTATAAAAAGCAAATGGATCCAGACGAAAAAAGAGAATTTTATAAGTCATTACGGGAAAGAATTAATCAACTTAGAATGGGCCATTTGTTTGAAGAACCGTGTCCCATGTATGAACCTGAATGGGATGAAGATCTTTGGGATTGTAGATTAACTTACGATTACGATGAAGAGGAAGAACAATGAAACCAGTAATTCTCATTGCTTGTTTTATGCCATTAGCATTGATCTGGATTATTATGAAACTTTCGCTGTGGATTTCAGCAGTCAACGATGAGCAGAAGTATGTCCGAGCAGAATCACTCAAACCACACGGACCTTATTTGGAAAACCCATATGAAGACGTTGATGAGGAGGAAGAGGAATATGGAGATCGCACAGACTATCGATAAGGCCCTTGATGAGTATTACTCTGAGAGAGGTCTACCAGTTCCACAATGGAGAATGAAAAAAGATCCTGATTGGTGGAAAGAATACTTACGCGAATTGGAGAATGATGATTCATAAAATTGCACACTTTGCTGCTTGGACTTTAAATAATCCATATACACTAGCACCTATGTGTATAGCACTAGTGTTTGTTCCTATTCTGGGGATGTGGGCAGTTCACAAATACAACTGGCAGCACTGGGAACCATTTGACAAGGGACACAAGAAGTAGTATGATTATCAGGTAAACAATAACGGGGTATAGCGCAGAGGTAGCGCGGCTGTTTTGGGAACAGCAGGTCGCAGGTTCGATCCCTGCTACCCCGATGTCTAAATATGTCAACGATGAATTTTTATTCTGTGGAATACTGGCAAGAGAACTGGGATTCGCTGATTACAAGAGTGGAAAATGGAGAAACGATAGGTATAGAAAATAAAGAAACGGGAGAAAAATGTATAATGGTTCCTGCGGATGATGAACTCATACGCATGTATATGGAAACCAACAATGAAGCTCCTTGAGGGACTGTCGCCTATCGGTTAAGGCCCACTGCTTATAACGGTGTGAACTGGGTTCAACTCCCAGCAGTCCTACCAGGGGGATTAGCAATCTGGTAGAATGCTCAGAACTCATAATTCTGCGAAGGTGGGTTCGATTCCCTCATCCCCCATTGACAGTTCTCTGTCAAACCCTTATAATACTAAGGTCAACACACAAAACAATGACACTGACTAGTAAGTTCAAGAAAGACATTCAAACCCTTCGTGGTGCTGTAAATGGTGACTTCTTCCTGGATGTGAAGAATCCGAAACTTCTCAAAAAGGTCCGTCGTTATTATGAAAATGAAGGAGTCGTCTTCTCTGGCGATCCCCTTGATGATTATGATATTCTGATCGAGCAAGTTGCCGCTGATCTTGAATCTGTGGAGGTAGCGTGAAGATTCTTCTAGAACGCTTCCCTTATCGATATGTTGAGTCTGGCACACTAGAAATCAATGGTATGCCAGACTACCGCATTCAGAAAGCAGATAGTTGGACAAAGCGTTATAAGGACATGTATCTTCTTGATAACCAGATGCAACTTCTGACTGCTATAGAAGATTTTGAATACACGAAATGGCTAGATCCAGATCGTGTTCCTTGTTACATTAAAGACGAAGTTTCGTTCGACATGGAGAGTCGTTAAAAACCCTGGTCGGTGAAGGAACCCCTTCAATCCCGAAGTCACGGATGGACTATAACAGTACTGGTGGAGTCATTTGACCCTCATAAAAACTAAATAAACACAGAGTTAATTCATTAGTAACATGGCAACAAAAGGAACGGCAGCAAAGTCTGCAAGTGGTGCATCGATGTCAAAATATGATGTTGAAGTAGAAGAAAGACTTCAGAAACTTGAAGCAGCACTAGGTGGCGGTGGAGAAGTAGATGGAGACAGACTCGCAGCACTTGAAACTAAGGTTGAGGACCTAATCCAAAGATTGCAAAGAAAACTGAGTTTCTGAGTTTCTTGTTTCTTCTAAAAGCAAGTGGTGCGGATGGGACTCTCTCCCGCCTGGTTTCTTGCCTCCAGATAAAGGGCAAGTGGCGAGCCTGAATTTTATCTAGAGGGGTTTACATAACCCCTCTTTTTTATTATAATATAAAAAACATTGTTGTTCATGAAAGTAGCATTAATAACTGGTATCACTGGACAAGATGGATCTTATCTTGCGGAATTTCTTCTGGAGAAGGGATATGAAGTTCATGGTATTATAAGACGTGCATCTATGATTAATACTCATAGAATCGATCATATATTTCAAAATATTAAGTTAGATTACGGGGACTTAACAGATTCTACAAATCTTGTGAGAGTTATTCAACAAGTTCAACCAGATGAAATATATAATCTTGGTGCTCAGAGCCATGTAAAAGTGTCTTTTGAGATGCCAGAATATACTGGTATGGTTGATGGTCTTGGAACTCTTCGTATTCTTGAAGCAGTTCGTCTTCTGGGAATGGAAGATAAAACAAGAATCTATCAGGCATCTACTTCTGAAATGTTTGGTAAGGTTCAAGAAACTCCTCAACGCGAAACTACTCCTTTTTATCCCCGCTCTCCTTATGGTGTAGCAAAGATTTACGCATACTGGATTACCAAAAATTATAGAGAAGCATATGGAATGTATGCTTGTACTGGCATTCTTTTTAATCACGAATCTCCCAGACGTGGCGAAACATTTGTAACAAGGAAGATTACAAGAGGTCTTAAGGCAATGTCTGAAGGTAAGCAGACTGTTCTTAAGTTGGGCAATCTTGATGCCAAACGTGACTGGGGACACGCTAAAGATTATGTTGAAGCAATGTGGATGATGCTACAGCAGGAAGAACCTGATGACTTTGTGATTGCTACAGGAAAACAATATTCAGTTCGTGAGTTTGTTGAGGCAGCAGCACCTTACTTTGGAATGAAGCTTGAGTGGCAGTTTACTGTTGATGGAACTGAAGTTGGAATCGATACAAATACTGGGTTAGTTCGTATAATGGTTGATCCAAAATACTTCCGTCCAGCAGAAGTAGATTCTCTTCTTGGGGATTATACAAAGGCGAAACTTCAGTTGGGGTGGGAACCAAAAACTTCTTTTGAGAAACTAGTTGAGGATATGTGTAAAAATGAACAAGCAATCTAAAATTTTAGTTGCTGGTGCTAACGGAATGGTTGGATCAGCAATAGTAAGAAACCTTGAAGAAAAGGGGTATACAAATATTATTAAAGGAACTCGCAGTGATGTTGACTTTACTAATCAAGATGAAACTATAAGATATTTTCTTTCAGAAGAACCACAATATGTTTTCCTTGCTGCCGCAAAAGTTGGTGGGATTCTAGGAAATAAAAATCATAAAGCAGAAATGATCTATGATAATTTGATGATTCAATCAAACATCATAGATTCTGCTTATCAAACTGGAGTTAAAAAACTTCTCTTTCTTGGTTCTTCTTGTATCTATCCTAAGTTTGCTGAAGTTCCAATTTTAGAATCATCTCTACTTTCTGGACCACTTGAACCAACAAATGATGCTTATGCTATTGCTAAGATTGCTGGCATTAAAATGTGTCAATCATATAGAGAGCAATATGGATTCAATGCTATCAGTGTGATGCCTTGTAATCTGTATGGTATTAATGATAGTTTTGATTTAGAAACTTGCCATGTTTTACCTGCCTTAATTCGCAAACTTCACGAGGGAGGGGAAGTAACTTTGTGGGGTGATGGTTCTCCCAGAAGAGAATTTCTTCATGCCGATGATCTAGCAGAAGCTTGTTATGTTTGTATGCAGAAGTATGACGAATCTTCTCATATTAATGTTGGTGTTGGTGAAGACATCACGATCAAGGAGTTAGCATGGATGATTTCCAAAGTTGTTGGATTTACTGGAGAAATAAAATGGAATACTGATGCCCCAAATGGAACTCTTCGCAAAGTTCTAAACGTTGATAAAATTAAAGAACTTGGATGGGAACCAAAGATATCTCTTGAAGAAGGTCTTAAGAAAACTTATGACTGGTATTGCCATAATATGGTATAATATATAATAGGAGATTATTGTTTGTTCATGACACAACATATTAAAACAGCACTTGTTCTTGGTGCTGGTGGCTTTATTGGCAGTCACATGGTTAAACGACTGAAGAAAGACGGATATTGGGTTCGTGGTGTAGACGTAAAATATCCAGAGCATTCTAAAACTGAGGCGGATGAATTCATCATAGGAGATCTAACAGATCAGATTCTTGTTGATAAGATCGTTCAGTTTAGGGGATATGCAAGCAACTTCTATAAGTTTGTCCCCAGTAAATATGTTGATACCTTTGATGAGATTTATCAGTTTGCTGCTGATATGGGTGGTGCTGGATATATTTTTACTGGAGATCATGACGCAGATGTAATGAATAATTCTGCGTCGATTAATCTAAATGTTCTTCGCTCTCAAAAGTGTTTGAACGAGATGAAAGAAGTAAATAAGACAACTATTTTCTTCTCATCATCTGCTTGCATGTATCCAGAGCACATTCAAATGGATCCAGAGAATCCTGGTCTTAAAGAAGATGATGCTTATCCAGCAGGACCTGATAGTGAATATGGATGGGAAAAACTGTTCTCAGAACGCCTCTATTTTGCTTATAATCGCAACTATGGTATTCCTGTACGTGTTGCTAGATATCATAATATATTCGGACCAGAAGGAACCTGGCGCGGCGGAAAGGAAAAGTCGCCAGCAGCAAT